AAGACTTCTTTCTTACAATTGATCTTCTTTTCATAGACTTCTTTCTAATCATTGATCTTCTTTTCATAGACTTCTTTCTAATCATTGATCTTCTTTTCACAGACTTCTTTCTTACAATTCTTCTACCATCTTCATCTTTATCTTCTTCACCAATTTTGTCTATTTTTATTGTATTAATTGCATTAAGCTGATCGATTGCCTTTTTCCCAAGGAATTCTATCGTTTTTGTGAAATTAATTGAAGGAACTTTATTAATGTATTTCGGTAAGAAATAATTTAAATTTTTTTCATCTTCATCTGTCAACATTTTTTCTACTATTTGACCTGGTGTTAAATCTTTCTTTTGTTTTTCAACAAAATTAAACAAATTTGTGATATCTTTTTCTTTAATACCTTCTTCTTTCATCATTTTTTCTTTAATAATACCTTCTTTTCTCTTTTTTTTAATATATGTTTCATTTGTTTCGAAATATTCTTTTATTTGTTCCAAATTTTCTTTTAATTTGTTCAAATTATCAAAGTCTGTTTTATAACTTTCTAAATTTTTTTTCATTATTTTTTTTTTTATTATAATAATTTCAAAATCTTCCTCTATTTTTATTCTATCTATTTGAGGAACTTTAACATCTTTTTTTAAACTATTTAAACTAATATCTATTAAAGAAATTTTGAAAGATGACACATATGCATTGAATTTAATAATATTCCTTTTTTCATAATATTCAGATTTAAATTCTATAGTTGTATCATCTTTTTTTAATAATTCAAGCGCTTTCTTAATATTCTCTACATAAGCAGTATTAGTTCCTTCCTTAAATTCAGGTGCTTGTTTTAAAATATCTTTTATATCTAAAATAGATAGATATGGAAATATTACTTCTTCTAAAACACTTTTGATAACATCACAGTTTTGATTTGAATAAATCTTGAAATCTAAATCTGACGCTCTTCTTTTACCTTTAGAAAAATATTGAGCGCATGCTCCTCCCCATAATATAACATTTAAATTATTTTTCTTTAATATTTTATCCTTTTGAACTATAAAACTGATGATGAAAAGTAAATAAGGTTTTATGTAATTAAATATAATCAATGAAAAATAACCTTTTGGATATGAAAGTTCATTAAAATCATCATTGCAAAAAATTACACCATTCTCATGAAAAAACTCGGATCTTATTTTATTGATTATTTCTTCGTTCATTGCAGATAAAATTTCATTCTTTTTTGCATCATTAATTTTGTTGAATATTATATCAGTTGATGGTGTTGCTAAGTCTATCATTTCGGCTGTAACTGGTCCTTTTATCGGTTTCTTCTTTTTGGATTTCTTTTCATCACGTTTATTATCCCTGTCAATGAATTTGAACATATCTTCGTCAGATACTTTAAATAATTTTTTAATTTTCTCAAAAAAAAAATCTTTTTCAAATATTAAAAATAAAATAAAAACATTGTATTTACTATTTACTAATTCTAAAAAAAAGAAATCTATTTTATTACCTTTTTTTTGCTAATAAAATTATAATTTAAACACCGATATAAGATGTCGTGTTATTTAATCTACGCTGCGAACTACATCTGACGGCATTGTAAATAGACAAACTTCCAAAACTTTCTTTCGTATCACTATCTTTCATGTCCTCATTTTTCATACATCCATTTTTATCAGATTTGGGGTGTCCAGGATGATAATGATACCCGTTTTCACATTTTTGTTTTATTTCCTTATCCATTTTTATTATAAGTAATTTTTAAAATATAAAAATTTAATTTTAAAACTTATTTAGTTTAGACTGTTCTTTTTTATATTCAAGCTGTCTTATGTGTTTTTTTGTAAAACCACCAGTTTTTGAGAAATTATTTTTAGATTTATCCGATTTTTTAGATCTCTTGATTTTGATTTGCTCTTGGTGTTCCATTATTTTAATTTTTAAACTAATGATTAGTTTAAAAAAATCAAATTTTATTTTCACTTAATCAACTTCCTCTATCTTTACATTAGACTCACTAGACTTTGGTGGAGGTGCTGTGGCTGCTTTAGAAAAATTTTCTGGATTAAATCCTTCTGGGAATGGATTACCACCACCTCCCATGGATTCTCCACCAGACTTTTGTAAAATTGGAGTCAACTTATTAGAAACTTCCTCTAATCTTTGTTCATAAACTTCTTTATTTTCATTTTGATTACTTGACAACCAATCCAATTCTTCTTTTACTGTATCTTTAATAACACCCTTATCATCATCAGTCATTTGATTTTTTTCATCCAGAACAGAATTCTTCATCTGATACAAATAGTTTTCTAAAGAATTTTTCGATTCAATTTTACCCTTATTCTCTTCATCTTGAGTCTTAAATTGCTCAGCTTCTCTAATCATTTTTTCTATTTCATCTGGTGATAATCGCCCCTTATTATTTGATATAGTGATTTTATTAGACTTACCAGATGATTTTTCAACCGCATTTACATTTAAAATTCCATTTGCATCGATATCGTATGAAATCTCAATTTGCGGTTGACCTCTAGGCATTGGCGGTATTCCTTCAAGCTGAAATTGTCCAAGCAAGTTACAATCCTTTGTCAAAGATCTTTCACCCTCAAATACTTGAACAGATACACCAGGTTGATTATCTGAAAAAGTTGAAAAAGTTTGAGTCTTTTTTGTTGGAATTGTTGTGTTTCTTGGAATCAATACCGTCATAATTCCCCCAGCTGTTTCAAGTCCCATAGAAAGAGGTGCAACATCAAGTAGAATCATATCTTCGAGTTTTTCACTTTTACTTCCAGATAGAATAGCTGATTGGACAGTTGCTCCATAAGCAACAGCTTCATCCGGATTTATTTCCTTATTAAGTTCCTTACCATTGAAAAATTCTTTCAAAAGCTGTTGAATTTTTGGAATTCTTGTAGAACCACCAACCAACACAATTTCATCGATTTGAGATTTAGACATTTTTGCATCCTTTAATACCTTCTCTACTGGTTCCATAGTTTTTCTAAATAAATCTGAATTTATATTTTCAAAAGTCGCTCTAGAAATAGAACTATTGAAATCTACTCCATCAAAAAATCCATCGATTTCAATATATGCTTGGGTAGATGACGACAATTGTCTTTTTGCTCTTTCACAAGATGTGCGAAGTCTTCTTAAGGCTCTGCTATTTCCAGAAGGATCCTTCTTATACTTTTTCTTAAATTCATCTACAAAATGATCTACCATTCTATCATCAAAATCTGACCCCCCTAGATGGGTATCGCCACCTGTTGCTAAAACCTCAAAAATTCCATCTTCAATTGCGATTAAAGAGACATCGTGAGTACCTCCACCACAATCGAACACTAAAATGTGCTTTTCTGAATCTCCCTTCTTATCAAGGCCATATGCAATCGCTGCCGCAGTTGGTTCATTTATAATTCTTAAAACATTTAATCCGGCTATTGCACCAGCATCTTTAGTTGCTTGACGCTGAGAATCGTTGAAGTGAGCTGGTATTGTAATTACAGCGTTATCTACTTTTTCTCCTAAATATGTTTCAGCTATTTCCTTCATCTTAGTTAAAACCATCGATGAAATTTCTTCTGGTGAAAATTGTTTGTCTTCATTATTAAATTTAACCTGAATAACAGGTTTATTATCTTTACCAGCAATTACCTTGAAAGGCCAATGCTTCATATCACTTTGTACTGACGCATCATTAAACTTTCTACCAATTAAACGCTTTGCATCAAATACTGTATTTTCAGGATTCACGGCAACCTGATTTTTTGCAGCATCTCCAATTAATCTTGAATCAGAAAATGCTACATAAGATGGGGTAGTTCTTTGTCCCATATCATTGGCAATAATCTCAACTCTGTCGTTTTGCCAAACACCGACACAGCTATATGTTGTCCTTTGTACCATACTCTCTCGAGTAGGAGTAGACTATACCTTAAGCGATCATTGAAATTTGTTAGATTTCTCACGCCCACAACCATCTAGTCGTTGAACCTTCTCCATATCCTAACATAACGGACTTAGGAGCTTGGCTGCGGATTGTCCTTAATATATTTAACATTTTTACCTTCTCTAGCAGTTAACTAGAGCCACTACTAGATTTCTTTAATAGTTTGGTAGTTAAATAAGCTTAAATTAAATTCAATTTGGATATTCCCGCAATTTGGATGTGTCGCCTATAAAAAAACATAAAAATAGACTAGCAATATTTTTTATATCACTAGGGCACTTTTAATTACCCAAATCAATTCCAACACTAACTCCTTTTAATTTATCTGACATTTGTTTTTATTAAAACCTTTCAAATCTTTAAATTTAGATTTTGATTGTTTTTTTCCAAAAAAGCCACCTGCTGTTAATCTGTTACCATTACAAACTTCTGATATTTTAGATTGAGACACTTTAGTTTTTCGAAACGCTTCAGCTTGTGAAACAAATTCATACGCCTCCGATAAAAATGACATTTATAATAAAAAAATAATTTCAAAGTCAGAAAGTAAAAAAAATTGATTTTTTCGGTAATTTTTTTTAATAATTTCACTCTCTCAGAAATCAATTGAAATGATCTCAACCAACTTTGCCGAAAGCTTCCCTGACTTTGCCGCTGTAAAGGACAGAAAGAACAAGAAGAATGTTCACAATCCAGCTGAGAGCAACTCAAACTCGACTTCTACTACTGCTTCCGTAACTGAGTCCTCTGATTCCGCTAAGTCTGGTAATCTGTGCAAGACTATTCTCTCTGGTGGAGTTTGCTCTTACGGAAACAGATGTAAGAATGCCCATTACGAGGATGAATGGTGTATCAAGGACTGTCATCATGGCGAGAGATGTAACCGTGTTAAGGGTAAAAAGTGTAAAAACGTTGACCCCAAAAACATGTGCCTCTATATTCATCCTCATGAGGATTTGGACATGTTCTACACTCGCTTGAATGTTGATAAGTCAAAGATAACTCGCCCCTCGGTTGAAGAGATCAACAAGCGTAAACATTTCTCGAAGATGTGCAACTCGTTCTTTATTGGTGTGGCTTGCGACAAACCTGCTGGTGAATGCACATATGCCCATTCCAAAGAGGAATTGAGTGTCAATGACTGCAACTTTGGAGAGAAGTGCAAGCACATTACTTGCTGCGAAGATGGTTACAAAACCAAAGATGCTTTCGTCTGCATTTACAGACATCCTTTGGAGACTTTCAATAACTACAGATCTCGAGTTCTCGAACCATGCAGAAAAATGAATGCTGAGAAAAAGGAATCTAAACAACAAGTGGTTGTTGAAATTCCGGTGACAGTTGTTGACGTGATTTCTGAAATCCCTGAAGTTAAAAAGTCTTGGGGAGATATGATGATGGAAGTTGATGAAGCAACTGAGGTTGTAACTGAAGAACCAAAAGAAAATGATAAGATTGTCATTGAGGTTCCTGAAAGTATGGCAGTCGAAATGGTAAAGATGATGATTGCTAATGGTAAGACTAACTTTGAGGTGAAGATTAGAAAGTGAATTGAGTATAAATAAAGAGTATTATAAATAAATTTGTTTTCTATATATTTTATATATTAAAAATCGTATCCATTTTTTTTAAATAGAATTTTTATACTATTTAAAAAAACCTAAATATTTATTAAAAATGACATCAAATAGTCCAACTAATACCTTTTATGTAAAAGAATTTAATCCAGAACTTATAGCACCAAACACTAATGCTTTATCTGAAACAGAATCTTTCGGTGGAAGTAAAACTTTTGTAATAGGAAAGCCTGGTTGTTTCGTAAGAAAAACACCAATTTTAATGTATGATGGGAAAATAAAAAATGTTGAAGATGTTCAGGTTGGAGATGTAGTTATGGGAGATGATTCAACTCCTAGAAATGTAGAAGAAGTTTGTCATAATTTCGACGAAATGTTTAAGATAATGCCAATTTCTGGTGGGGAATCTTATACTGTTAATAAACAACACAAATTGGTTTTAAGATCATCTCACGGTGATAAAAAAGGAGAAATAGTTGAAATTACAGTAGAAAATTACCTGAAAGAAACAAAGGATTTTAAATCTAAAATGAAAATTTTTAGAAATCCTGTAGAATTTCAAGAAAAGAAAACTATAGTTGATCCATATTATTTTGGATTATCAATGAACTATATATGCTTAGAAAATAATATCGAAATTCATTTACCTTATAATTATTTAATTAATAATAGAAACAAGAGATTGAATTTATTAGCTGGTTTATTAGAAGATCATTTCGTTCTAGAAAATAATTCTCTAAAATATAAAAACTCTAAACAACACTTATTCAATGATATTGTATTTTTGTCTAGAAGTTTGGGATTCTGTGTTAGTAATTTACAAGATTATTGCTTGATATCTGGAAATCTCAACGAAATCCCTTTCAAAAATACTATTGATTTTAAGCAAGCTGATGATAATGTATTAGAAACTTGTTTTGAAATTGAATCGCAAGGAGAAGGTGAATATTTTGGATTTACTTTAGATGGAAATCATAGATTCTTATTAGGATCTTGTGATGTTGTCAGAAATACTGGAAAATCAACAATTATTGCAAGTCTATTATACGCTAAAAAACATATTTTTCCTGCAGGAATTGTTTTTTCAGGATCAGAAGATTCTAATGGTTTTTTTCGAAAGATTATGCCAAGTACTTTTGTTTTCAACGAGTATAATGAAGACCAGTTAAAAAGCTTCATTCGTCGGCAAAAAATTGCTAAACAACATCTACAGAATCCGTGGTGCGTTTGCATTTTAGACGATTGCACGGACGACACCCGAGTTTTCAACACACCTTTACAACAAGGAATTTTCAAGAGAGGACGTCATTGGGCTTGTTGGTACATAGTTTCGCTTCAATATGCCATGGACGTCAAACCAGTAATAAGAACCAATGTGGATAATGTTTTCGTGTGTCGTGAGCCCAACCTGAGAAACCGCAAGTCTATATGGGAGAACTATGCGTCGATTATACCGGATTTCTCCTTATTTTGCACATTGATGGATGCTCTTACAACAGATTACTGCTGTATGTACATCTCAAATCAAACAAAAACTAATGATTGGCGGGATTGCGTGTATTGGTACAAAGCGCCACCAGTCCCTGAAGGCTGGAAATTCGGTAGTCCTGAATATCACCAATTTCATAAAGATAGATTTAACGAAGATTACGTCGATCCTTTCGATTAAGCCCATTTTATGCTTAAAGTATATGAACATTTGTTTATGTAAACAGAGTTTTAGTGTAATAAAATAGATTTTTATTTTTTCCAGAAAAATAAAAATAATGGCTTAAAGAAATGAAAATACTAATAAAAACAAATGTCTCAGTCAATTAATATCATCAAGCTTATAGAGGAAAATCCTAATACTAAGCTATCTAAGCCTTATCAAGGTAAATTAATTAATAAATTAAAGGATAGTTTCTCCACAGATGAACAGCAATTATTTATTTCAAGCTTTTACTGCTATTTAAATTATAAATCAGATGATTTCGTTATCGATTTAGATGATATCTGGAGCTGGTTAGGTTTTACACGTAAAGATAATACAAAAAGATTACTTGAAAAATATTTTAAACCTGATATTGACTTTAAAAGAGTTTTCCTCCGAACGGAGGAAAACTCCTCGATTGGAAGACCAAGTGAAAAAATTATGCTAAGTATTAAAACTTTCAAGAAAATGTGTTTGAAAGCTAATACTTCAAAAGCAAATGAAATTCATGAATATTATATTAAACTTGAGGAAACTTTACACGAAATAATAGATGAAGAATCTAATGAGTTAAGGCTACAGCTTGAACAAAAAGAAAATGATCTGTTTCTAACAAAAGAAGAGCTTGAGCAAAAAGAAAATGAACTTTTAGAAAAAGAAGTAATTTTTGAAATTCATGAAGAAAAAAATGCTAAGCGTATTAAACTTTTGGAATTAAAAACTTGTAAAAAAGGAGAAAGAACTGAAAAAGGCAAAAATGTTGTATATGTAGTTACTAATGAGTATCTTGATCGAGAGAGAATTTTTATAGTAGGAAGAGCTATCAACTTGGCTAATAGAATGTCTCAATATAATAAAAATGCAGAGCATGTGGTTGTGTATCAAAGAGAATGTAAAAATGCAAAGCAAATGTCATTGATCGAAGAGACTATATTATATAAGCTCGATAAGTATAGAGAAAGAGCAAATAGAGATAGGTTTATATTACCTGAAGGTCGTGAAATTTCTTTATTTACTAAAGTTGTCAATGAGGCATGTGATTGGTTTAACGATGTAGATGAAGATGTTGTCATTGAAAGATTGACTGATGATAAAGATAAAGAGTACTATGAAGACAATAGAGAATATATGAAAGAATATAAGAAGCAACATTATGAAGAAAATAAGGAAGAAATAAACAAAAAGAATAAAGCATGGTATGAGGAAAATACAGATGAAGTGAGAATATATAACCAAAAATATAGAGAAGAAAATGAGGAAAAAATTAAGGCTCAAAAAGCAATATATAAAGAAGAACATAAAGAAGAATATAAAGAAAGAGATGCTGCATATTATCGCGAAAATAAAGAAGAAATTACGATGAAACAAAAATTATATAATGCAGAAAATAGCGAGAAAATTACTCAACAGCGTAAAAAGTATTATGAAAAAAATATAGAAGAAATACGCGCCAAAGATCGTGCAAGAAATCCCAAAGTTACTTGTGAATGTGGTTTAGATATTTGCAAAAGATCTTTATCGGCTCATCGAAAAAGTAAAACACATGAAATGTTTATGAATAAATTGGGAGAATCAAAAACTAGTGAAGACATTATAGATGAAAACAACATTATAGATGAAGGGGTAGATTTGGAAAGTGAAAATATATTTTAATACACATAAATTATGTATTAAAATAAAATTATATCATTTCATTATATTGATTTAATTCTTCAGTTGTTAGTATTGTTTTCTGAATATTCATGAATGACATACACGTTTCAGCGTCAACTATTAGTTGTTTCAGGTCAATTTCAGCCACAACTTCGTGATTTTTTTCCAATTTTTTACAATCAAATCTAGTTAACATAATTTCCTCTACTAACTTTGCTTTATTGGTATAAACTATATAATGTATTACAACTTTTGGGTGCATTCTTCTATATTCTTTGAATCTTTGATTAACATCCTCTCCGTCAAAACCAACTTTAAATTCTTCTTTTTCTCCATCATTTCCATTAGAAGTGCCTACTATGTAAAAAGCAGGTCCTTTTTGGAATTTATGATATTCACGTTTTTGTAAAATAGAATTATGTTTCTTAGTAATTTTTTTATTTTCAATTATTTTTTCAGCTAAAGCATTCTGAATTTCTAGTATTTGAGCTTCAGATTTTTCCTGACCTTTAATTACTGCTCCGGTTATCGCAATTTCCCGAACCCATTGTGATACTTGTAATGCAAATTTTGGAGATATCCACTGTGCTAATTGGACAGCTAAATCAGGGTGAATCCAAGATCCACCATAACGACCTCTATCAACCTCTAAACTTTTAAAAGTCGGATTCCCGACTTTTAAAATTTGGGATTCTTCGAAAACTTTAATTAGTTCTTTTGTTGATTCCAAAGATTTCCAATGTTTAAATTCTTTCTTACCTGCTTTGCACATTGCGGTTGCATTGACAAAACCATCTTCTTTTCTTGATTCTACTGTAACTCCGTTAAATGTAAGTGCATAAACTTGTTCATCTTTCGTTTTCTTAATTTCAAGTAATTCACGTGTTTTCTTTTCTTTTTCTTCAGCTTTCTTTTTCAGACAATCATTAATAATTTGTACCACATCATCTTTACGTGTTTTTTGCTTAATTTTTAATCCTAATTTTGCACCTATTTTGTAATATTGTTCTCGATTATATTTATCAACTTTATCTTTAGTTATTTCAGTTAAATTTGAAACTATATCATCGATATTTTCGTCAAAATTAAACATCACCTCAACAGCCTTTGGCTTATCCTTTTTTTCTAAACAAGACTTACAATAAGAAAATTCAGTTTGTAAAACAAAACCACAAGATCCTCTACAAACCAAAGGACTGCTTAATTTTTTAAAGTGTTGAAGACAATTATACACCATATCATTTTTGGTGTCAGTAGCCTTTCTTCCAATTGCAAAATGTGCGATAACTTTAATTAGCTTATCTTTTGGGATACCTTTGATAAAGTTTTCTAGAGGTAAAGGTAAATCCTTTACTTTATTAATATCAGATATCAAGGTTTCAATACCAGTATTATTTCGTTCAGATGATTTGATGCTTCTACAAGCTTTACATTCGTTTCTATTTTTTTCGAAATGATTTGAATTTTTACTTTGTTTACAAGTCATACATGATCTCTTTGTATCAAAAACGGCATCAATTCCATTAACAATTTCAGGGTTTTCCTTAAATTGTTCAATTGTAACTTTATTTTTCTCAATAAGTTTTTCAAGTAAATCTATGTAATTTCTACAACTATTACAATAGCTACGTTGTTTACCAACAATTTTTTTATCTCTAAAATCTTGACAAAGAAAATTACAATATTTAACATTTTCAGGTGCATTTCTATTAACTTCCTTTAACTTATCAAGATCTAAACAGATTTCAATATAATTTCGATACATTTGTTTTATATAGAAGTGTGTATCTTTAGATTACAATTTAGAAATCAGGGTGATAAATAGGCTAAATATATTTAATTATATTTTTAATACAGATAATTGGTATTAAAAAATCATTTCAATTATTTTCTAGAACGACTCTTGGATCTCTTCTTAGACTTTGATCTCTTCGTTGACTTGGATCTCTTCTTTGACTTGGATCTCTTCTTTGACTTGGATCTCTTCGAACGGAATTTGCTTCTCAATTTCTTTTCATCAGCCGCCTTTACAAATTTGCATAATTTTGTATTACAACTGGAACATTTCCCTCTAAGAGCGGGTCGTTTATTTTTCAGGGTTGTGCATGTTATATGATTATCTTGTAAATGCACTTTATCTTTGCATTTCACACAATAGAATTCGTTGGTTTTCATTTTTTATTTAAAGAAAATATATAAAAAAAAATTAAAATAAAATATAATAATTTTGTTATTTTTCAATGTGGGAAAAAAATTGATTTTTTTTGTGATTTTTTTTGGTTGATTTCAAATTGTTAAAAATGATGTCAATCACACCTGAAAACGAATTGACTGCTATGCAAGAAAAGCTTGAACTAACCCGTAAAAGACTTAGTGATTACAGAGATGAAGTTCGTGAAGAACGAACTGGTTATATATCTAAAATTAAAGAACAACAAAAAATGTGTGGTGATGAATGTCTAAGAGAGCTTGAAAAACACTTGGAAATTTGTGATGGTGGGCATGAGAAAGATCACCCTAATTATGGAAGATCGTATTACAAGTGTGAAATACGGTCAGTTTGTTATGAATGCAAAAAAAGTCATAATATTGAAAAAAATGGAAGATGTTCTCATTATTATGAGATAAAACATCTTGACGAACAATTGGAAAATCTTGAAGAATATAGTGACAGGCTACAGGATCAAATTGGTGATTTAGAAGCTGAGTATGAATTGAAATTAGCCATTAAAGAAGGTCGCTATGAACAATATAAGGATGATTTATATGACGACTATTGAACATTTTGATTATTTTTTTGTGTAAAAATAATAATAAAAGAATAATACTGTAAAGATAAAATCCGCGATGAGACTTAAACATGCGATAACTAACAAATATGTTTCAAATTTTGATCTATTCTCTATTTTAGAAAAATAATAAATGAAACAAGGAAATACAAAAAGTAGTGCTAAAATATCACCTATATGAGAAATCAGTTGCATTTTTATATTATAAATAAGAAAAAATATGTTTTTTTTAGTAAAAGTAATTTAAAGGTATAGAACATATATATAAATAAAAAATGATGTTCAAGCTAATTATTTCAACAATTATTACATTTCTATCTTTTTCAAGATATAATGCGTATTTGACTAATATGGGTGAATTAAAGAGACAATATGATAATTATCTTCAAATTCATAGAAAACCTGAGACTGAAAATGGATTTGAATTGTTTGTTGAGAATCTTCAACGAATCGAGTCCTTTAATTCACAAAATTCAGATTCAGGGTGTAGATTGTATTTAACCCAATATAGCGACACAATTGAAGAAAATGCAATATATAAAAGATGCAATATGTAAGAAGATGCAATATAAGAGATCTGTATATTTTTTTTTAATTTTTAATATATTCACATGTATTAAAAAGATATGAAGAAAGCTTTAATAAAAAATTTAAAAAATGATACTTATTGTAGATTGAAACCAGATTCTTACGGCGGAGTAGGTGTTTTTGCAATCAAGAATATTCCTAAAGGAGTAAACCCTTTTCATGTCACAAATCATGTGAATTTCACTCAACGAATTCTAAATGTTCCCGATGAAGAAGTTCAAAAAATGGACCCGGCTGTTATTAAAATGATTTCAGATTTTTATGTGAAATCCAAGGATGGTTTTTGGGGTATTCCTTACAAAGGTCTAAATGCAAATGATATTAGTTTCTATTTGAACAATTCAAAAAAACCCAATTTGAAAATAACAAGTGATAGTGAATCAACTATGATGATTTTCAAAACATCTAGAGTTATAAATATAGGTGAAGAATTATTAATAGATTACAGGGAATATGAAGAATAAAAAAAGTTGTAATTTTAATTTTAATACTAAAATAGTATTAAATTTTATACTCTCGGCGAGGCTTGAACTCGCAATACGCAGTTATAAGCAGCGCGTGATAACCTATTTCACTACGAGAGCTTTAATCATTTTTTTTAATTAAAGCTCTCAATATACTATATTATATGTATATATCTTTATATTTTATCTTTAAATTATAATTTAGTGTCACATGTTTTAAAATAATTTTCCATATCGTATTCAAGGTTGTCTAAACAATTATGGATTTCTTTCAGAAAAGTCGAAATAAAATTTTGCGGGTCCGATGATAGAACTCGATTTTTTGATTCTTTTGTCGACTCATCTCTAGCTGGAGCTTGAAGTTTTTCTATCCAACCGAAAGTATTATTCACTAATTTTAAAAAAGAATTTTGATCAAATACATCATTTGTTATCATCTGATTGAATAATTCAACATCAAATTCTTCAATAATTTTGAAATATGATTTCGAATCTTTTTTTGTAAAACTACATAAACGATCTCTAAGTTCTGTATAGAGATTTGTAATCCAAACATAGTCTGGTTTTTCTGAATTCACGGTTGAATCGATTAAATCAAAGAACGCCTTTTTCATTTGTTCTTTCATTTGTTTTTCAATTTCATCTGTATTTATAATTTGATTCTCTTTTTGCACGTTCATTTTTTCAAATATGTATATTTATTTTTCAAGTTTTTAAATTAGTTTTACTCGGTGAAGTTGACATGAGAATTCTAGGATTCTTTACCAAATCTAAACTTAAAATATTCTGTAAATACTTATTTGCGATTGGATATTCTTCTATGTCAATACCAACATATCCTGTCCATGTTAAAATAATATGTAAATAAGCATCGGCTATTGTGAACTTGTCACCATAAACATATTTTTTGCCATCATTTAAAATATGCTTTTCTAAATATTTCATTTTTCTGTCAAAAACAGACTTTATAAATTCTCTAACATTATTTTCTTTTGATTTAGGATTAAAAAATAATCCGATTGCGGGATGAAGTTCACTAGCCAAAAATGATAAAAGCTGTCTCAATGCATATCTTTCATTAGAATCTTTATGAGGTGCTAACTCGATATTATTGACTCGCATGGCTTCATCGGCAATAAATTCAAGACATGAAATATTTTCATTCAATATAGTTCCATCATCTAAAATTAGAGTAGGAACATTACCCTTTGGATTTATGCTATAAAAATCAACGCCAGATTCTGTTTTGTGAGTAGCAAGATCAACAATTTCACAATTATAATTTAGATTACCAATATGAGAACAAATAAATGACGATGCGCCACAACTTGTTGGGGTATAATAAAGTTTTACCATTTTTTTATTGTTATATTATTCATCTTTTAAATTTCCTTTTTTATTTTTTTAATATATGAAAATATTCTTAATCTTAGTAAAGTTAGAAGGAAAAAATTGAAAAAAATAAATTTCCTCCGAAGTAGAAGTTACATGGATGATGTTATAAATTTAAAAAGATATGGTGTTGCTGTTATTCCAGTTTTAAACAGAGAACGATTAGAATATTATAACCGGTCATTTTTACACGAGATAGCTCATTTTCCGGAATATATAGATCGTCAATTACTCGTAAAGGGTGGATTTGGCGCTCTAGGAAATCCTTCAAGTTTCCATAATCTGACTATAAGAGAACTTAGAATGCATATGATGAGAATAGCAACAGAATTCTTCACCGATTTTGAGGAAGACAAACCACAAAGTCGTTATCTAGAGCAATTATTCGATAGATTTTCCTTGCGTACTGAAGGATCAGCAACAACCGCTGAAAGCTGGCATAGAGATATAGCGCCTTTAAAAGAAGATTATAGAGATGACGATATTTTTGGCGGATGGGTTAACTTAGACCTTGAAAAGGACCAATTTTTCTCATGTGTTATGGAAACACATCTTGACGACACGGATACAACTGGTTTCTCACTTGGCAAAGACCAAAAGGCTATAGAAAGAGAATATAGACCTCGCTCTACAAAGGTAAGAGTGCCGCCTGGACATTGGATTGTATTCTACCAAAATATTTTACACGAGGTTTTGTCTATCAAACAGAAAACAGATTTTTCTATGAAACAATATTTTGGTTGGAGACTTACTAGAGACCCGGTCTCACTTTTTACGAACATCGACGAAATTATACTTAATCAAGGAGCGCCGAAAATACCATCGGGACAACAACCTTGGATGTACATGCCAAATCATCTGAGATTCTTCCAAGCGGATTTGATAAACTGGTCGAATAGAACTTTTCATCCGGTTTGTCTAGAAACAAAAAGAAATACAAGAACAAGAGAAGAATACCAGGTTGTTAAACGTTATTTACCAAGTCTCAGAGATATGAGATTTCCACTCTACCCTGTTTATACGTCCGATGAAATACAAATAATGAAGCCTACTCAGTTATAAATACTAATCTATTAATTTTTTAATTTATAATATATGAATATATTATAAATGGAAGCTTCTACCAAAGAAAATATCATCAAAACTTTGAAAACTTACATTCTTAGTAAAGACGAAGACGAGTCACTTGAAGGTTTAAAAGAGTTACTAATCAAATATCCAGATTGTTTAAATATTGACGTAAGTAAGGGAAATACTCCTATAATGACGTTGATAAAAAATTTCATTACATAAAACAATAGAATATATTGGTTGTGGTAAATCAATTGATCAATACAATTCTCTACTTCTCCTATAAATACGAATCTCATAAAAAGTTTTTCTTAACCCTTTTTCACGGTTAAGAAAAAAAATATGTGGCTAAAAATTAATTGTTATAATGCATTTGTATAATAACCACTATAAGTACCACCATTACCACATACAGCACCATTTGTCTTATTAGTACAATTACCTAAAACAACACCATTAAATCCACTACCATTACCCGCTGTAACTCTTACATTACTTCTAAATGTATTAAGATTATTAATGCTAGTAGTAGCAGTATTAGCAGTAGTATTAGCAGTATTAGCAGTTGTAGTAGCAGTATTAGCAGTTGTAGTAGTAGTATTAAGAGTAGTATTAAGACGAGTTAGAAAGTCACTAAGCGTCACAATACTAGCAGTGTTACCAGGATCATTTACATAAATATTATCTGCATGAATCATTCCATTCTCTGAACCAACTATCTCTTTACCCCAGCCAGTTCCCATGTAATGTATTCGTCCTTTCACACCCTGAATTCTAATTTTCGAGAATCTATCAGCTCTTGGAACAAGAGCTATTGAAATTCCGGAATAATAACTTTGTTTCGAAACAATTTTATTATTATAAGAATTTACTCTTTTTATGAAAACTTCATCATTATTTGAAAGCAATCCGAAGATATCAAAATATCTACAAGTACTCCAAGGCAAATAATGAACATAAGCCGTTCTTCCTTGTGTTCCGGCTAATTTCGATGGAACAGTTACGTCGATCCATAAAGTGGATGTATCTGAATCATTCTGTAAAGTTGTATAAGCAATACCTTTTCTAGATCCACCTCTTATAGCCGGATCATAGCTAGTACTATTCGGATCAATAGTCCATCCACTAGAAGCTGGGGTAAATACGGTATCGGCATCACCAACACTAGAAAATGCATAATAATCATTTTCATCCATAGATGTTTCAAGTTTCCAAGGACCCCAAGCTGCGTCTGTAGGCATTGCAGAACGAAAGTATTTACTGGTTTTTCCATCATATGATATTTGTCTAATTGGAAGTTCAGCACTATTATCCTTCCAAGGAGATGTAGTTTCAAGGGAAACAAATCCTGTACCTGGTAAACCTATAACTGAACTAGTCTTAAATTCATTTGTAACTCCTGTGGAATTGGCATAAAAAGATGGGGGGCTATTGACAGATCTAGTATCAGTAATTAAATTTCTACTCGATGATGTGGCATTTCCAGTAACATTTCCTGTCAATCCTCCATTTGCCGTTATAGTGTTATTAAACAATCCTGTATCAATAGTTGTAATATTTCCAGAACCATCAGAAACAAGTGTTTTACCTGATGGAACATCAAACGTTGATAAATTTCCGGCTCCGTCACTCAGCATAAGTTTACCATTCGCAATTGGTTCTAGATATTCGACAAAACATTCTTTTTGTTTTCTTCTTCTTCTTCGACAACCTTTCTTAGTTTTCATAATATAAAACAATAAAATTGCTAGAAATATAATTGGTATTAGTAATAACATTTTTTATATTATGAAAATAAAATAAAAATTTAAATAAAAAATGAAAATAGCTATAATTGGTTCTGGAATTTCTGGACTTTTTTCCGCTCTTATATTAAAAAATAGTATTAAACATTATAAAATAACTATATTTGATAAAAATAATGAAATTGGTGGGAGAATAAAAATGGTGGATTTCGATGGAAAAGAAGTAATTGCAGGTGCAGGAATTGGTAGAAAACAAGACAAACTTTTAAATGATTTATGTAAGAATCTGAATGTCTCCATAAATGAATATCATGCGGATTTTGAACACACATCAAAACCAATAGATATAACAAAAGTTATTTCAATTCTTAAGGATAATTTTCATAGATTGGAAAGAAGTAAGGAAAATTTTAAAGAATTTGCAACTAAAATATTAGGTAAAGAAATATACAATGAATTTGTATTTTCAACTGGAGAAACGGATTATGAAAAAGCAGATGTTGTAGATACAATATTTGATTATGGATTTGAAAATTACACTTCTTCAGGGTTTGACGCGTTCTCGATTAAATGGACTGAATTATTGAAATCGTTTGAAAATTTATTGAAAGATGATATTAAATTGAATAGAAATATAAACAAAATTAGTGTTCAAAGCGATGGAAAAATTAAAATAAACAAAGAAATTTTTGACAAAGTTATTTTGGCGACTCCTGCGAATGTGATAAGAAAATTATTACCTAAAATGAAAATATTTAAGTATATAGAAGGTCAATCTTTTGTTAGACTATACGTAAAATTAGATAAGTTATTGAATGTCTCAAAAACCTTTATAAAAACAGATAAACCTTTTCAGAAAATAATAGTCATCGATAAAAATAAATGTATATATCAAATATCATATTCTGATAATAAAATAGCAAATAGATGGAAAAACGTTGAAAATATACCAAAAGTTGTTGAAAATGGTATACTAAAAATTTTCAAAGAGAAAGTCAAAGTTCTCAAACATAAACTTATATATTGGGAAAATGGAACCCATTATTATAAACCGCTACCAAAGGAGTTCAACAACAGGGAAGAGTTTTTAGATATATGTCAAAATCCTGAAAAAAATATATTTTGTGTAGGAGAAGCATTTAGTCAAAATCAAGGATGGAGTGAAGGGGCTTTAGAATCTGTTTTTAAAATAATTAATAAAATAAGGATAAATTAATATAATGTTTAATATGTTTCTCCCAATAAGGATTTCCAAACTGTGTAGCCGAGTCTATATTCATGAAGTTTTTTATCTACTTCCTTCATTATCAATTCATTCAGAACAATATTATATCTGAGTTTGTTATTCTCAATAACAAGAAACAAATTCTTTTTGATTAATGTTTTATTTTTTAATTCTTCCACCATGAGTTTGTGTATAAACTTATCTTTTTCTGAATGAATTTCATCCATCTCTAATGCGTTGTAAATTTCATTATAAATTATTGGTGAAACTATTACTGAATTATCGAATGAAAATAATACATCATTTGATCCGTCATAAGATGATTTTTCTTCAATGATGTTATTATAAACAATGCTATTTTCCAATTCTTTTCTGAGCATTTATTTTTTTAAAACTATAAAATTAAGTTTAAAAAAATCATTTTTTGTAAAAGATCTAAAACATGTTTCAAATTAAAAAAATCAGTTATAAGTATGTTTTTCCCTTAATAAATCAACAGCGTCTTCCATGTTCATATTATCAAATAAAGTCGAAATTGTATTTAATATATTATCAGTATTAGTTTTATGATTTATAAACTTTTCTCTTTGAATAGAATCATCACCGAACATGCTAAATTTATCTTTGTCATCGGCATGTTTGCAGGCATTTTCTTTTATTAATTCCCTAAAAATATCACAGCACTGTCTTTGGTCACTTAGAATAAAAATATTTCTCAAAAGTTGTTCGCATTCATATTCGGTAACAGTGTTTGTTTTACAATAATCTTTTCTGTAAATATTATCGTGGAATATATCTCTGTAAATTTTTCTGAATAGATATATTAGATATGGCAAAACATCACTTATAAAATTATTTGTCAAATGTTCAGCTCGACAGTCAATTTCCCAATGCAATACACCTTTTTCAATTTTCACAAGTTTATAAAAAGTGTAAGGGTCATCATCAGAACTTTTTTTATAAAGTAAATAAATATAATTGTTAAAACCATAAGCATTGAACAAATAGTTTTTTATTAATTTTTTAATAGACAAAACAACTGAACCAAAATTATGAAACTTTGTGAGAAAATAATCGTTTGAAAATACTGTAAATTCTTTTTCAAAATTACCTGAAAACTCTAGACATGATTCTAATATGTCAATTTCATCTCTTTCCAACGAAAGAGTGTGGTAATTAGGATAAAAAAGTAGTCGTGAGTCAATATTATTTAAACTTTTTAACAAATGATTATTCAAACGTTTGTCTTGATAATTTTTGGTTGAAGTGTAAAAAGATGTTAGACTTTTTATATGATCATCCAATAGAGTTTTATATTTATCATAAGGTGTTATTTTAAAAATATCCATTCTAATTTTTTTCATTTCGTTAATACTCTTTTGTTGTTGTTCAAATTTAAGGTTGGGTAAATCGTCAAAATATTGTTTGAAAATAATATTGGCTTCATTTAATGATTTTGAAGTTTGACGTTTGGTATCATATTTTTTTGAAATTTCTTCGATTTGATTTTCTCTGTTTTGCTGTGGTATAATTTCAGTATGTTTACTGTTTGCTTTTCTGTATTTTACAACTTTTTCATCTTCATCTACATCATTTGAATTATTTTTAGATAAAGCATTTTTTAGACTATGAACTTCGTTTTGTAAATCAATTATTTTTTTTTGTGAATCATGTCGGTCGTCTTGAAAATCCTTTTTCATTTCTAGTAACACTTCCAAATGTTTGGCTAGAAATTCTTTTTGAAGATGATCCTTAAATTCATTCATGTAATTTCTTTCCCTATTTTTACAAGATTTTTTGTGTTTTTTTACATAGGTGTGTCCTTTTGTTATATAGTCTTTACATTTATGGCAAAAAAACGAAAAATCTTTAAATCTTTCACATGTTCGATCACAGTCAATATGTCTATTCAAGTTTTCAAGTGAATTGTGGTTTTTATCACAGTGTTCACATCTGAATTTAGAGTTCATTTAATCAAAAAAGATTTATTTTTAAATTTAAAAAATCAATTTCCAATAAAAAAAATCTTCTTTTAAAAATATAAAAATGGGTTTGATTGAATTGATTGAAAATGTGAAAACAGATTTTAAAAATAGTTCGATGTATCTTGAGAATTATTTAGAAACTGATTACAAAAAATATATAAATGTAGATGAATTGAAATATCATCGTGAAAGAATTTATATCGACGATGATATTGAAGTTTTAATAATAACATGGAACAAAAACCAGGAGGCTAAAGTTCACGATCATTCTGAAAATGGATGTTTTTTAAAAGTATTAGAAGGTTCTTTAGAAGAAATTGTGTTTTCGCAAAATTTAAATACTTCGCGAAGGAGAATTTTAGAGAAAGGAAATATTAGTTATATGGATAATAAAATCGGGTTTCATTCTGTAAAAAATATTCTAGATGAAATATGTGTAAGTATACATATTTATTCGCCACCTAATCACCCAACAACATTTTACGAATGAATTATGCAAAAATATGATAAATTTTAAATATTTTTTATATTTATTTACAATAAAAAATATATGTTAAGAATATATCCGATTAGAACAACAAAGAATCAATGGAATATATATTTTTATTGTAGACATAAATGCACAACTAAATGTGAGTATATAATAATGTCTGATGATTCAACAGAATTAG